GTCGGGGGTGTCGTCGGGCTATTAAAAAACCGCCCCCCCTTCGAAGAATTGCAAGAACCGCACAACAATTGCAAATTCCAATCATCATCAGTGCCACCAGCTGAACGCGGTGTGATGTGGTCAACCGAATTGCCTTCATTGCCACACATCTGACATGTGCCTTGATCGCGTTGAATGATTCGTTCCCGAATACGTCGCCATTGTGACGTTGAACCGTTGTGTTTAAGTGCTGAACTCATGTCAGTAATAGTTCCGTTCTTGGTGGAATGCCCATGCTAGGCAAATCGTGCCATACCGCTTTGAAGCGTAAGCAATGGTTGCGTCAATTTGGCGATAAGGGTCAAGGTCACGATAATGCTTTGAACGCATTTGACCCAATCCAAAGTGTGAGCCGTTGCGTGCTTTGTAATTCCAACGTGATTCTTTTGTGATGATCTTGTTGAAACATTGAAACTCTTTATAGTCCAACAATCTTGAATGTGCATACAGCTTCAAATGGTCAACTGAATAACTGACTGCATAAGCTGCGGGTTTGCTTGTTATTGAAAGCAATGCCGCACAGGCAATAACTGCCCCAAACAGCTGCAATCGCTTTTGCGAGCTAACCGCCTCAGCGGCTCGCTTCAAGCGTTGACAGCGTAGCATGGCAGTCAAATAGGTCACGCAATTGTGGACAACTTGAACGGGGCTGCGGCGTGTCGTCACAGGGTTATCCACAGGCTGTTGATGAAAGAACATTGCAAATTTCCTTTCCTAAATCGTAAGGAATCATTGACCGAAGCCGTGCATTTTTTAATTTTCCTGTGCCGCCTGCATTTGTACCAGCTGGTGATGATTCGTGACATGGCGCTTTAGGGCGGCAAATTGGTCTTGGCGTCCACTTTTGAATTGTGCCCCACAAATCTGTTGGCTTCATTCGGGTGTCACCGTATTGGCAATAGCTGATTGTCCACCGTTGCAAATTTTTAACAACTTCTTGATGTCTAAGCATTCCGCGTGGGTTTTCCATAATCCAGCCATGTGTAGGGTTCAAATTGTTCATTAAATCAACCGTGTGTTCAACCAATGCAATGGCTTCATAAACAGCTGGGTGTTTTGGTACTGATTTGCCTCGCGATCCTTCCCAGTATTTCCAAAGACTAGCAACGCTAAATTTTTGACATGGGGGTGAAGCCCAAATGAAATCGGGTTTGCCGTATTTTTCAATTAAATAAGCGGGTGTAAGCTTCAAAATGTCCCGTTCATGAGCTTCGAAGTATTCGTCCAGTTCAACTTTCACAATTGTGTGACCCATGTCTTCAAATGGTTTTGTTGATGAACCAGTTCCCGAAAAGAAGTCATAAACAATCATTTTTGACCACCCCAACCCGTGCCTTTGAAAACAGCTGGTGTTGGCGACCAAATGCGTTTTGCTGGGATTAGACAGTTGTCGCAATACGGTTCACGGGCTAACTGGTCAGCAATTGAGCGTTCTACCGTAATGACCTGTGAGCAGGCTTCGCAGCGGTAATCATACGTCGGCATAATCGTCACCAATCATTGCAACCCCCATTGTGCTGCACACTGCGCATTGCAACACTTTAACGTTTGGTGGCAAATTGTCAGTGACAACCCTTACCATTTGCGCGGTGATTTTCTTGCACACGCGACATTCAAATTGCAGCTTGTCCATAGTTTGACCGCCTTAGGTTTTCAATAGGTTGAAGGTTGATTTGTGAAACCCACCAATTGGGCTGTGTTGTGTGGCGATAGCGGGCACGTTGGGCAATAGATACAGGAATCCAGCCCGCGATCCGATACGTTGGCGCTTTGCCTACAACCAGCACGGCAATGTCAGTGGGTCTGTCGTATTCGTGAACGATCAGTGAGCCTTCGTCGTATTTTGTCCACTTGATTTCAAGCTTTGAACCAACGTCGGCTTTGTTTTTGTATTTGATTTCAAACGGGTCAAATTCAATGCCAAAGTAAAGCGCAACTGCCCATTCACTAGCTGTTGATTCTGTGAATTCAGCAATGCGTTCAAAATAGTTTATTGAATTGTTATACCTGCGCCCATTTGTCAAACTTTCGTCGTCCTTTGACATTTTGACCAATGCAGCCCATGCGCACGCTTGCTGCTGTTGTGGCGTCAGTGTTATTTTCACCGACAACCACCGCAAAACCAAAGAATTTTTTCGCCAGCCTGTCCCCTTTGATAGCCAAAATCGTCAAGCTTTGTGATCATTGCGCAGTTATCGCAGCGTTCAACTTTGTACGTTTGGACAACTTCGCCATTTAACAACAGCGTGCAAGTCATGGTTTGTGGGTTGATCAGTTCAAGAAAGTCAGCCATTGTCACACCTGTGGCTTCCATTGACCATTGCTGGTCATGACGTACCACAACGGCTGACACTGTTCAGCTTTGCGCTTTTCAACACAACTGAAATTTGCCCATGCTTTGCCTGTTTTTGCGCTGACGCCTTCACGCCAAATTCTGTGACCGTGTTGGCACTTTGGCGCTTCGGGCATTACTTCTCCACCCAGCTTCGAACTGATTTCGTCAAATGCTGTGCCCAATGTTGGGATTCCAGCAGCTTGCGATTCAAACGCCCCATTAAATGCAGGCTGTTCTTCAAATGGTGTTGTCCAGTAATCCTTTTCAGGTTCAGCGTTTGCAACCTTTGCAGGCAATGTTTCCAATGACGCCATGACTTCACGGGTTGTTCGTTCAGCCCCGCCCATGATCAGCTGCATGACACGCAAAATTGCGCTGGTCACGGTATCTTCCACAAACCAACGCTTCATGTTTTGCTGAAATGCGCCCTGATAACCGTAAGCGTAGTCAATGCCTGCTGGTTGTAAATCGTCAGCTGAACGGTATCCGCGCGCTTCAACTAGCACGTAACCTTTTTCAGCGCTGAAATCTACAATTGAAGTTTCAATTCTGCCGTTGGGGAATGTGCGAAGCCAGCGGTCAGTTCTTTCGCGTGCGGCTTCGTAATTGTCTAGGAATCCCATTACTTCACCGCCTTGCCTGCTAGGTGACGGCTCACAGCGCGCCCGCGTGTGTAGCCTTCGCGTGATCCGTCCCTGTGCCCTATGGCGTAACAAATTGCACCTGATAACGCAGCGGTGACAATAATCAACAAGCTTGTGCCGATAAGTTCGGCGGTTGTCCAATCCAACATGTTAATTCTCCCGAATCTAGAAACCCGTTGTTAGGTTTCTTGGCTTCAGGGTGAAGCACAACGCTGACAAAATCAAGTTTCCTGTGTGGTTTTCGGCGTGTCCTGTGGCTTTGGCTTCGATTTCAGCCCATTGCCTGCCAACACCCCGCCCAGTGATCCCGTCAAGAAAATCGCCAGTGTTTTCAATAGGTCAATGAATGCTGCGTCATTTGGTGCTTGTCCACCTATTGGCTGGGTTACAAAAATGAGTGCATAAGTTATCCCCAAAGTGACAATGAGAAAGACAGCCGCCAGCGTTGACCCAATAATCAAGATCAGTTGGGCGTGGACTTCTTCAGGACTTCTTCGTCGCATGTGTCGGTTTGAAACCGTCGCCAATGATGTCTTCAGCGCATGTTCCAGTTGGGACGCATTGCGGTTTTTGGCATTCTTCGGTTTCCCAGTTTTCAAATTCTTGGCATTCATAACGAACCCACCCCTGATAACCGCACGACGAAAGCATTGTTGCCATGATCAACAACAATGCCCCCGCGCGTGCTTTTTGGCTCACTTCCCCGATAAGCCAAAACTTTTGTCATTTGGATTTAACCAACGCAAAATGACGGGAAGAACAGCTGCAACACCTGCCATTGCAATGTCCTTTGGGTTGGTTTGTCCAGCCATGTAAACAGCAATTGCTGCTGCCATGAATGAACGTGCCCAACTAGCTGCTAGGGCTTTTGCTTTGTCCATTTTTTTGCTTCTTTCTTCGGCTTCGCTGCCGATTCGGGAACAACGACTTGTGGAAAGTCGCCTTTGTAGGGGATGAATTTTGGTCGCCCAAATCCAACCACTTCTTTGCCGCCCCCGAATGACCGAACCTTCACCATTACCATGCCGCCGTTGCGCTGGTCGCCTGTCCCGCTGGTGTTGCCTTCGATCGTTGTTACCTGTTTGCCATTAACACCCACAACAATGCCAATGTGTGAAATTCTGTCAACGCCGTCATGTGGAAAATCCATAAACGCCAAATCACCAATTTGTGGATCAGTTTCATGCCAGCGGGATACTTCTTTGAATTTATGTGCGCCCACAGCTGTTGAAACAACATTGTGAAGCTTGACGCCTGCGTGATGAAATACCCAATTGCAGAATGAACCGCACCATGCCAAACCATTGGCTTTTGTAAAAGCGCCGTATTTGGTCAGGTTGTCGCCTTCTTCGATTGTGCCCACTTCCGCAAGTGCTAATTCGACCACAGCTGCGGCTGTGCCAGTTGGGTAATTCATGACAGCAAAAGCTTTGCTTGCTCTTCAGTGATGCCTAGCTGTGCAAGAAGACCTGCCCGATCCGCAACCTTTTGAGCTTCCGCTGCTTGACGAGCTGAGTTAGCAGCTTGATCGGCTTCGTATTGTGCAAATTCTTCGTCATTCATTTCACGATCGATTACTTCATCTGTTTCCACATTGTGAATTCTTACCATTGGACGTGATGTTGTAGCCATTATTTAACTCCGTAAAGTAGGACTGTGCCAGTTGATAAGTTGCCGCCGCTGTTTGCAAAATAAAGAGAAGTAATTGCCGAAGTTGTTTTAAGACCACCACCAGCAAAATAACTTTGCCCTGTTCCGCCTGTGTTGTATAATCCTTCAACGCGAATTGTTTTTAAGGCTGATGCTGATGTGTAGTTATTTATTGTATAACTCCAGCAATTTCCCGAGTCTGTGCGAACGACATTTGTTCCAGTTATAAATAAAGTTGCGGAATTTGGTTCTCTAAATACTGATGTTGCGTTTCCAGTACCGCCGCCCGCAAAAAAACCTTCATTGACAGAATTAGGACGACAATAAAAACTTCCATCTGCTGTTGCATTTGTCACGCCATAAATTACCATGAATAAAGAATTGTAAGATTGAGAAATACTTGAAATTGTTGTGCTAGCGCCACTTAATGTTGTAGTGCTAAGCAAAGTCATTCCACTGCTTGTTGGCGTAGCCCATTTCATGCCAGTTGCGGCAGTTGAATCTGCTGTCAAAACTTGATCGTTTGAACCAATTGCTAAACGCGCCACTGTATCGGCTGCCGTTGCGGCAATTAAATCGCCTTTTGCGTCCACAATGGTTTTGGCAATTGCAGCGTCAGCGTTGGTTTTCATTTGCGTGTCAACAGCTTGACCAAACACTTCAAAGTCTGCTGGCAAATCCGTGACCAAATCCGTCGAAGTAGGCATTTGGAACGAATAATTGCTGGTTGGGTTACTCATTGTTGTTCTCCTTATCAGGCGACAATTGTCGCATTTTCCCAGTCAAGTGTTGGCGACACGCTTGACCATGTTTCAACGGCTGGGACGTCGTTCCATTGCATTGCCTGCAAGCTGTACGCCAACGGCGACATGTTCAAAGTGATTGCAAGCTGATTGTAACTGGCACGAAATTCCCAACCTTCAACAAATCCCTGAAAAGTGCCGCTGTTCATGTTCAATGGAAGATCAGTCAAAGCCACAGGCATGCCCATGAAAATGCCAATTAGGCTGTTGCGGTCAGTGTTGTCCAGTTCAGGGTTAGTCAGGTCAAAAGTAATGTCAGAAAAGATTGGCTGCGGGGTTTTGCGAAGCGACAAATAAAAGTTTGCCTGACTGGTCGCGTCAGCTGAATTGTGCAGTGTGGTTGTGATGATTTGGGACAGCTCACCAAATTCAGCAATTGAAGCTGCGTCGCTGGCTGAAACTTCGGCTGAACTGGTGGCATTGTATTTGATTGTTAGGTTGTTGCGCACGTCGCCAGCACGGGTTTCAATCCGAATGCCCGCAGCACGGGCGTGGTTGGCTGTTAGATCAACGTAACCATTGGTTGCCAAATAAACTGACCTGTGGGTGCTGTCTGCATAGAAAATGCGTCCAAACCCGTCTTCGCCAATGTACCCAGCCCCTGAAGTCGCCAAAGCTGCAATGAGTGAATAAACGTCAGTGCGTGATGAAGAACGGGCTGCCAGTTCATAATTACCAGCGTCAATTTCGCCCAATCCATTGTTTTCGGCGTTTGCCCACGTTGTTGTTGGGTTGTAATCAGCCCATGTTTCAGCACCTGCAACTGAAGCCCATGTTCCAAAAAGAACGGCTTCAAGGATCGTGGCAATTTGAACGCCGTCCAAATCTTTTGCCAGCACCCCGTCAGTCAGTGTTTTTGGCAGGCGTGCCAGCGCACCCAATGCAATGATCGAATAAGTCTGCGTGAACATGCTTGAACCCACGTCGCGAACTTCCAGCCCTACTTCAACGACATTGCCGCCAAAAATTGGCACAAACGTGTTTGACGAATTCTTGACTGAAACTGAAAGTGTGCTGTTGATGTTGACAGGCAAAGTTGTTTGATTGACGTCAATCAGCTGAATGTTGACATAACCTGCCTGTGCCTGCTCATAGATGTTTGAACGACCGCTGCGAATAACCAAATTCGCCAAAACAGCTGACGTGTATTCAGTGCCGTCAATTTCAACTTTCCAAACGGGTGACCATTGCGTCATGCTTGTAATCCAGCGAAGTTCAGCGCGCCGCCTGTTCCACGATAATAAGAATTGTTGAACAAATCTGAAACGCTGCGAACTGTTCCTTCTTTGTCAATTGCGCCGTTCACAGTTATGTTCACAACACTTGCTGCGCTGTCAGATTTTAAGCCTGCCAAACCGCCGCCTGTGGTACTTGTTGAAGTCAGGGCGTCGGCTTGTTTGCTAAGAACGTCAAACTGTTTGACCAAAGCGTTCAATTGCTTTGTGCCTGCTGATTTGCTGATTGCGCCTGTGTCAACCATAAATTGAAGTTCAGTTAAGTTTTCAGATACTGAAGTGAGTTTGCCAACCAAATCAGTCAAACTTTTTGCTGGTGCAGCTGATCCACCGCCACCGCCGCCTGTGCCACCTGATAGTCCACCGCCACCACTGAATCCCCCGCCAGTTAAGCCGCCACCGCCTGAAAATCCAGAAACCGAACCACCGCCACCGCCGCCTGAAATTGCGCTTGGTGCGCCACCTGAAACTGAAGTTGAAAGTTTGCCCAATTCACTGACATTGCCCAAAAATGGAATTGCGTTATAAGAACGAATCAAAAAGTTGATTCCGTCAATGGCTGTGTTTATGACGGTGTTGATTGCACCAACAACGCTGCCAACAATGTCAATGACGCCAGCTGCAACTTTGCCCACGATCTTAAAAGCGCCGCCCAAAGTTTCGCCAATGATTGGCGCAAGATACTTGGCAATGTAACCGCCAAATTCCATGAATGCTGCAAGATTATCTTCAACCGCTGTTTTGATGTATCCAAAAGCTTTGAACAACCCTTCCAAAATTGGGCTGAAAACGTTTTTGATCAAAGTCCCAACTGTTGTGATGTAGGTCGTCAACCCGCCTTCTTTTCCGCTGAAGGCGTCAGCAAAAGCTGTGAGCGCTGGCAATGCGTAACGGTTGATTAGGTCAATGAAGTAAGCGACCACAGGCAACAACGCCGTGCCCAAAGTTTCTTTGGCTTCGTCAAGTGCGCGCTGAACACGATCAAGTCTGCCAGCATAGGTTTCGGCATTTGCCGCAGCTGCGCCGCCGAACAATTCGGTCAAACGATCTTGCACGTCGGTGAATGACATTGTTTTCAATTCGGCAGCGGATAGCCCCAAACCTAATTTGCCCAACGCCGTCGTGTTGCCTTCATAAGCTTTGCCCAAAGCATTTGCAACGGTTTCAAGCGGTTTGCCTGTGGCTGTTGAAACGTCAAGGGCTGTGTTCAATAAATCTTGCGCTGAAGCCACGTCACCAGTTGAGCGAACCAGTCTGCCCAATGCTGGTCGAAGCTGATCGTCGGCAACGCCTGTCGCCAATGACATTTGAAGAATGCTTTGTTCAGTGGCTGCAATTTGGGCTGTGGTTGCCCCTGTGGCGTTCTGTAAAGCCAAAGCCAACTGTGTCTGTGCCTTTTCGTCGGCAATGGCTGATTTGACCCCTTCAATGCCGATTTTGATTGCGTAAGCACCAGCGGCAGCAGCTGCGGCTGCAAAGGCTGCCCCAACGACTTTGCCAACCTTGCCCATTTTGTCGCCGAAGGTTTCGACGTCGTCGGTTGCGACCTTTAGGCTTTTGTTTAGATTGTCAACGTCACCCAAAATGGTGAGCTTTAGTGTTCTACTTCCAGCCATTAGTCAAACCTTTTCACTATTTCAGAAAAGCCAGCTTCCCATTGTTTGATGATGTCAGGCTGCACTGATCTAAGCGTTGGATAAATAAACCAGCCGCGTGAACCTTTTCCTTCGCGACCTGACCACAGGGGAAATTGACGAAACTTATTTGAACCGAATTCAGCGCCACCCCACAGCTGCTGAGTCGTGCCACCGCCTGAAAACTTTTGGCGTGCAAAGCCGTAACTGATTTCACCAAATTTGGACGATTTGCTGACCTTTGAACCTTCAGCAATGCGCGTTGAAACTTTTGGAATTGAACGCGTCATGGCAGCTGCTGCCTTGACTTTGTCGGACACAAATTCAGCCAAAGCGTTTGATTTTGCTTTTGCTTGATTCAGTGCTTCTTCGTCCATTGCTTTGAAAGAACGGGCAATGGCGCGAAGTTCAGCTTTGTCGTAGCTGATCGCTTCACTTGCCATTTGCCCGCCTTTCGACTATTTCAAGAACTGTCAGAATGTCTTCCGCTGTTTCCAATTCAGATTTTTGGATTCCCGTCGCAATGACGATTTCCCAAAGGATTCTGTTTAAGCTTCCGACGCCGTAGCTTTTGGGTCTGCCTCACCAACCGTTACTTCAGCAATGGTTTCTGTCCACACTTCGATTGGTTTAACTGGTTTCCCAGCAGCTTCACGCTTCATGGCGTGATACGCCAAAAAAACCAAATCAGAAACGCCGATTTTATCCCGTGCTTGGCTAATGGTTGACCCGCTGTGCTTCTCCCACTTGACCCATTCAGGGATTGCGGCAACAAATGTCACCGATTCCCCTGAATTGTATTCAATTGTTATTGGTAGCTTCATTCTGTTTTCTCCCGATTCTGTTGGTTTAGCTGAATGTTTCCGTTGGTGTTCCAACAACTGTGAATGACAAATCCACAGTTTGCGCGTCAGGTGCTGTGCCGCCCACTGCTGGGAACACTGGCATAACGTTAAACGCAAAGACTGCGCCAGTGACTGCCGTCAATGACACTGCCAAAGTTGTGTTTGGTGCTGATTCGCAAGCTGTCCAAAGTGCTTCGCATAGTGAACCACTTGCGCCCCAGTCTGAAAGCATTGACACGTCAAAAGTCCATTGGTCGTCAATGTGCTTGTAAGCCTTACCGTCAAGCGTTTGGTAAGTTTCAATTGTTGGTGAGTTTGCTAGCACAGCACTGGTTGCCTGTGCGTCGTAGTTTGTGGACGCGATCGTCAAAGTTAGATCGCGACCCGTGATGATCGTCGTTGGCACGTTTTCTCCTTAGTTGGTTTGGGTGTAATAAGTTGACACGTTGATGTCAGCTGCCAAAACTGGTGAAGCACCAATTTCAAGAACTGTCGGTTTTTCGACGTTGCCAACAATGTAACCTGCGGGCATTGCCGCAAGAACGCCAATTAGCAGCTGTTCAAGATTGTCAAGCGCAGCCGCATTGCTGTTGTATTGAACCATTACTGTGACCGCAAAATTCAGCTTCACTTTGGTTGTTGCGTCGTTGATCAACGCAATTTCCATGTAAGGCGAATTTGGCACAATAACGATTGCTGGTGGAATAGGTGATTCGGGGACGCTTGAAAATACGTTTGCAGCTAGTGAATTAAAAGCTGAAGCCAGCGTTGACCGTGTGCCTGAAATAGTTGAAGCGGTCATTGAACAATTCCTTCGCTGTCCAAAAATGGCTGAAGCAATGTGGAAACCCTGTTTGTTAAGCTGCGCCCCATTCTGTAAGGCGTGCTAGCAAAATCAACGCCTTCGATTTGACCGCCAGCGGCAACGCGTGATTGAAACACTTCAACGCTCACTGCCAACACAGCTGATTCAATGGGTTGGTTGTTTGCGTAAATGTCAGCTGCTGAATAGCCTGAAAGTGTTGCCGTGCCGTTGGGAATAATTGCATTTTTTGCAACGTCTGCGCCTGCATTTGAATAACTGAATGAATAAGGGCTATCAACAACGGTGACTGAATGTGTACCGTTAAAACCTGCGTGACCGATAGCAACAACCACGCTTGAACCTATAACAAAATTATGCGGGCGAACTGTCCACAATTTTGCGACGTTGTCTTTTCTTTCGTGATAATCAACGGCTGATGAATAAGCAACAAGCATTGGCAAAATTACTGCTTCGCTGGTGTCAATTATGCCTTCAAGATAAGCGTCGTTGTATAGGGAAGAACTCACGCCCAGCACTGATCGCAACTGCGAAGCTGTGACAATGTTGGGCATGAGTTTTCCTTTCGACTGCTGCGCTGCGTTCGGGAGTGACCACAGCGCATGATTGAGTTGGGCTGTTATCAGGTCTTGTTGATACCGAACGCGCCTGCACCGATCTTGGTTGCAATTGCGCCGTAACCGTAAACAGATACTGCGATTTGACCTGACGCAATTACGTCTGCGCGTAGGCGATAAGTTGGTGATTCGTACCATGTGTAAGCACTTGGGTTGATGATTAGCATTGAGTCATCTTTGTCAGTGTCATTTGCTGACGGTACGTTTGCTGTGACGTATAGATCAAGACCTGCGACGTTGCCGCGAATTGAGTCTGGACGTACTGCGCCGCCTGCGTTGCTTGGCTGTGCAGCCATGTAAATTGGACGACCTGAGTCGTTAAGTGTCATTAGGTTTGCCCACTGGCTTGTGTTTGCCAAGATGTTCGTTGCAAATCCCTGTGTATTTGAATAAACAGATGCAGCACCGCGTGACACAAAGCCAAGCAACTCAGCAGCTGTTGGGTATGTTGTAAGTGTTGTTGCATCAGCTGTTGCACCAGATGCCAGTGCTGTGTAAACAGCAAGGTCTGTTGCCTTTGCATAAGCTGCTGACATGTTGTTAAGCAACTCGTTAAAGAATAACGGTGATGTGCGATCTAGCAATTCAACGCTGAATGTTTGTTGTCCAGCATACTTTTTGACTGTAACTGACAAGAAACTTGAAGCCTGATCTGTTTCGCTTGGTGTGCCTGCTTCTGCTGTTTCAGCAACTGTTGGCATTGTTGTGATCTTTGGAATTTCAAATGACATACCAGCATCAGGCAAAACGCCACGACTGATTGCGTCAATTGCTGATCGTGTGTTGTTAGCAAGTCCGTTGATAACTTCTGTCAACTGACGTGTAGGCACAAGACCTGCGTTGTCTGTTGTGTCATCTGCGGCAGCTACATACTGACGTGCTGACTCCTCGCCAAGTGAAGCGCGAATTGTGTTTTCCAAATACTTAGCAGCTGTGAACTCTAGGCGTGGCTTTGATGTAAAACCACCAATTGAATTTGCGGCAACTGTTACTAATTGAGCGGCTTCTACCGTTTCGGCGGTTGAAGCGTCTTTGACGGTGTCTTCCACTTCGTTTTCCTTTTCTGTTGTCGTTGGTGTTTCTTCTGTTCCAATTGTGGAATCAGAAACTTGTTCTTCATTTTCTGTTGCGGCGACTTCTTCGACGCGGGCTGAACGAATGGCTGGTTCGCTCGTTAAAGCGACGCCAGTCAATTCGCCTTTGACGATTCGAACAGTTCCGTCTTTGAGTGTGTCGTATTCGTCAAAATAAACTTCGACGCTAAAACCGTCGCGCAAACCTTCGGCAGCTTCCACCAATGCGTCAGTGCCTGCGGTTGTGTTTGCAATTTTGAAAGTTGCGTCAATTCCTGAACCGTCTGCTGACAATTCTGTGCTTAATGTTTTGCCAATTCTGCGTGTGCGATCATGTTCAAGGTTTAACAAAACAGGTGTTGGTTCAATTGAATTGCGTGCAAACTGCACTTTGCCAATTGACGCGTTTCCTGTTTCTTCAAATGTGACAATGCGCCCTGTGATTGTTCGGCTGGCTGAATCAGCTGCCGTTATGTGCATTGGTGTGATCACTTTTTTCATAGCAGTAGGTCTTCCTCTTCGCGGATTTCTTCAACGCTCATTGCGCCGATTCTGTTGAGAATTTCGTACACTTGCGCACGCTCATAAGGATTGCCACGCAAGAAGTCGTCAAGGTCGAACAACACGCGATTGCCCGCAGGGGTGAAATCTTGAAAACTCATTCTTTGTTCAATAATTGACATGTAATTTCTGAATGCGAAGTCAACTAGATCGCGGCGTTTGTCTAACGCGTTTGAATAAGTAAAACTTGATTGTTGGCTGTCTGTGAAATAGGCAGGAATGCCACAGGCGCGTGAAAGTTCAAGTGAAACATAATTGCGCGCTTCATTTAGTTGAATGCTTTTCGGATCGTAGCCCAAAGTTTCAAGTGTAACGTCAGCATTCAAAAACGCTGTTGATTTGTTTGAACGTGCTGTTCGCCATGATGACAAAAGTTTTGCAATGCGATCAGGTGGCAATGAAGTTCCATTTGATTTTAAAACCATTTGTGGAATTGGTTCAACTGCAAAATTCATTGCGGCTTTTTCTAGCGCAGCAGCAGCCTTGATTGTGCGACCTGCGCGGGCAAGCAAACCTTCCTGAGTATTTGCGAACACCACCAAATTGTTTGCGTCAACTGGTGTGCCGTCTATTTCATACGCTTCAATTTCAGTGCCGTTTGCGTTTGTTGTAATTGACACGCGTTCAGGTGCGACGCGTTCCATTGCGCGAATTCTTCCCGTGTCTGCGTAGCGATCCATAACATACGCATACGCGGCAGGGTGGAAAAATAAATCTGAAATAATCCAACCCCAAAACACTGAACCCTGAATTCGTGGGTCAGGTTGGTTGATCACACGCGGCTGTTGAACTTTTTCGCCAGTGGCTTCATTTCGTGTGTGCATTGGCAATGATGAAATTGTTTGAATAACGCCCAACGCACGCGCGACCGTTGGCACTGACATTGCTTCAGCGCGGTTTGCTGTTTGGATTCCGTAAAAATAAAAGTTGTTGTTTTCAGTAAAGTAAGGCGCAAGTGAAGCTTCGACGTCGGGCGCTGTTGGATCGGCAGCAGCGACCCGCGTCGGCACAAATGAATCAAAAAATCCCATGCGCAGATTTTTTCAGGCTTTATTGCCTAAAACCCCAAATGTCAACAATGTGGTTGTGGGCGTGTCGTCAGCCAACCATGATGTCAAGATCATTTTCGGGACGCGTCGCAAAGTGTGTGACCAATGCAGTTGCCACAGCTGCGCACACTGCCGATTGGCTGGCACGCCTTCCGATAACCCAACCGCCGTCACCGCGACGCAATTGCACAGCTGAAAGAATTTGTTCGGTCAAAGCTGACTGCCCCCTGTGCCGAAGTCGTCCAGAATTTATCGCACCCAGCAATTCGTCACAGCTTTGTGGGTAATCCGAATCCATGTCGTGAATTGGAATGCCAGCGGGTGCAAGTCGCGCAGCCACAGCCCCTGACGTGCGCCGCGAATAAAGAACATTTTCAACATTGTATTTGCGGGCATAGTCAGCCAATTCGTTGGCAATTTCTTTGTCGTCAAGCTGCAAGTCGTTTTTCCATGTGTGCAACAGCTTCACAACAAAACGTTCATCACCTAGCTTTTGAGCAGCAACCAAAGCCCCATGTTTGCGATCAGGCGACAGGTCAATTGCCAGCCATGTGGTTTTGTCAATGTCCAAATCAACTGACATGTCAAGGCAATTGCCCCAACTAGCAGAATCAACAGCTGCTGAAATCGCCACAACCCAGCGGCACAAAACTTCCGTCAGCACAACGTCAGGCGGGTCATTCAAAACAGCTTTGATGTTGTCAATGTTGATCGTGTGCCCAATGGCTGGGTTTGCAGCAATCCAGTTCTTTGGGTCTTGAATGTCTTCGGTTGGCGCTGACCATTCAAAATAACCAATGTCGTCAGCTGCCCCGCCGATAGCTGCAAGGGCGCGTTCCCGAAATCCGTTCAACACAACTGAAGTGTGATCGCCTGCGTTGCTGTACGTCATCACCATTGGGTTTTCAGCAGCCATGAGCGTGTAACGCAATGAAGCGAAACTTTCCAAATCAGTCATTTCGCGAAGTTCGTCAAGGTGAATGGTTTCGGGCTTTGAAATACCACGCGCAGCTGAACCGCCAGCTTTGACAATGAAGCGCGTGCCGTGAAGCGTTTCAATTTCTTCACTGCCGTGTTTCCAGCGAATTCGCTTGACTTGCTTTGCCAATGAATCGTTGGCGTCAATAACGTCAATCAGCTGGCGAAATTGTTCAAGTGACGTGGACAATCTATGCGCCGAACCGATTTGCAACGATTCTTTCCACAGGAAAAGCCCGCCCAAAATGCGAAGCTGCTGCAAAAAACTTTTTCCGTTTTGACGACTTACAACAATGCAGTTGACGGGGGTCGCCCACCTGCCATTTGGCAGAACCTTGTGTGAATGGATCAGTGCGAACTTTTGCCAGTCCATTAAGCCTTTGGGGTAAATGTCAGCAGCTAAGTCAATGAGTTCGTGCCCCCGTGAAGGCAAATCGTTCAGTGGCGTGTGGATTCTAGGCGTTGGGCTGCCGAAAATGGGTTCTGCGTCCCTACCCAAAACCGTCATGAGCCTGTTAGAAACGTTTCCAACCGCTTCTTGACCTTCTTTGACCTTCTCAGTCATTTTCGAAGCTCTTTGAGTCGTTTTGGGGAAAAATAGAACCATGAAGGGTCGGGGTCCTCCTTCT